TTCTCCCAAACCAAGGTATGTGAGAAGACCAGCTACATCCTTTCCACTCAAATTGGTAAGCGTATTGTCCAGCGGTTGTTTACCTGCCAGCGCATTAAGCATTGTCGTGGCAAAGTTCGGATCATTCCCCAGTGCCGCCGCCAGTTCGTTCAGTGTATCCAGTGCCGCAGGTGCAGAACCCACCATTCCTGCAATCGCCGATTTCACAAAAGCCGTAGTGGCAATCTGTGTATTGTTGACCGACTGCGCCGCAGTAGGTGCTGTTGGCGTTCCGGTGAGTGCCGGACTCGACAGCGGCGCTTTTAGTGCCAGCGCATTGTTAATGGTGGTACTGAATTTCGGGTCATTGTTAATGGCTGCGGCAATTTCTTTCAGTGTGTCCAGCGTGGCTGGCGCACCGTTAATCAGAGCAGTAATAGCGGCCTGAACAAACTCAGTGGTCGCAATCCGCGTGGTGTTATTTCCTGCTGCAGGCGTCGGCGCTTTTGGTTCTCCGGTAAATGTCGGATTATGTTTCTGCGCATACTGGGTATGAGGATCTTGTGCGGCAATGTGGTTTCTCATCTGGTCATCCACATACAGCTTTAATTCCAGGACTTCATCATCCACGTATTTACGGGTTGCCAGCACTACAGCAGGGTCGATTTTCAGGGTGATATTGTCCGTACTGCTGGTAATCAGCACCATGCGCACGGTCTGGGTGCGCCCGCTGCCTTCAGCCAGTTGCGGCTTATAGCTTTCCGGGCAGTTGCCTACGGCAATCAATGCCCCGGACTCATCAAACAGACCCACTTCACGTATCCACCAACCCCCCTCATTTTCAGGGATCACCTGTTCAGCAATAATCTGGCTGCTGTTCTGCGGGTCGATATAGAGCATATTCAGCGCAGCCCGGCGTTTCTCATTTACCAGTGCCGTCTGCTTTGCGTCCGGCGTTGGCAATGCTCCGCCGCCATCGCCCACCGCCATATGGGTAATTTTTAGCGGCACACCGAGCGCGGCGGCGCTGGCAAGTTTCGCCGCGCCAATATCCGTCAGCAGGGTATAAAATTTTGTGCTCATGGATTCACTCTCATTGTGTCAATAACATGGACCGCCCCGCCTTCATGCGCGGTGCCGCCGGAAATAATTGTTTCGTTGATATACGGATAGATCGTGATTTCTTCGCCAAGATAACTGACGGCTCCCACCCAATGCGGGCCGCTGGTCTGCAGATTGATGGACATGCCGATCATGTGACGGCTACATGGTTTGGCATCGCTTATCAGTCGCTCAAGTTCCAGATAGGTATCTTCAGTGATGCCCTGGTCCTGCACACCAATGTCCAGGCGAAACGTGCCCGGTGTTTCTCCGGTCTGCCACCACTCAATAATGCGGATCAGGAAGCCGAACGGCTCCACCACCCGCCGTACGGCACTGGTGGTTCCTTTGTGCTGATGAATATAAAAAGCATCCTTCACTACCTGGCGTTTGACGCTTTCTGTCCAGCCCTCGTCCCAGCGATCCACAGAGAACGCCCAGGCGAGATAAGGCAGGAAACTGACCGGACAGGTTGCCGGATTCCACAAGTCACGCAGTGACACCTGCAGATCAGAAATCCCGTTGCAGGTTTGCGCCAGTCGGCGCTCCAGTGGCGTTGAACCCGGTGGCAGCAGACTATTCATCCGTTCCCCCGTTAGTCACGCTCCACTGCGTACATGATGCCGCCTGCGTTTTGTTCAGGACCACGTCCGCCTGCGGGGAAGCCAGTTCCACACGCTGAACACCCTCAACATGCAGCGCGGCAAAAATGGCGCTACGGCGAATATCCCGACCAAGCCGCGTCTGACTGGCAATGTACCTCTGCAGGCTGGCTTTTGCCGCTGCCATTACCGGCTCTGCTTCCGGTCCCGGATAGAGAAAAATGGTGGCTTCCACGCGGTACGGGATGATTTCCGCGCTGCGAACCGTCAGACGGTCAGCCACCGGGCGGACATTCTCACTGTTCAGTGCTTTCTCCACCACATCCAGCAGGTCTTTTTCTGCTGTTCCGTCGCCTTCGCGGCTAAGAACTGTCAGCACCACCTCTGCAGGTGCCGGACTGGTTGCACTGGCATCCGCCACCCGACCATCGGCGCTTCGTGCATGAAACTCATAAGCGGCAGTTGGCCCAGCAACAGAAAGCCCTTCAAAGGCTGCAGGCACACGCAGGCGTAACGCTTCATCACTTTCCATCACAGCCGCAACGGGCGGTACAGCATCATCATCAGCAGGTGTCACCGTCAGGCGTTTCACGTTGTAGTTAGCAGCGAGCTGGTCAAGATCGCCGCCCATCGCGTAAGCCACCATCACCGCCTGCGCGGCTTCGTTAATGCGCTGGCGCAGAAGCAACTCACGGTAAGCGTTCTCCTGCAACAATTTGGTGACGGGTTCAGATTCCAGTTCCAGCGTACGCATCACTGCTTCCTGCTCATCTTTCGGATGAAGCGCCACAAATTCTGCCTTGCGTTCGGCAAGCAGCGTCTCAAAGTCCGGCACATCCACAATCTGCGGCGCAGGCAACTGCGAAAGGTCAATCACTGCCATTCTCTGCTCCTGTTGATACGGAAAGGGAAACAGGCACACCGTTATTACGCCGCCCGCTCAGCTCCACCACCATTGAACCGTCAAAATTGCTGTTAATAGTGATGGAATCGAGCGCCAGCCGTGGCTCCCAGCGACTCAGTGCCACATACACAGCCGACATAACCTGCAGGCGTAATGCCGGATTTTGTGGCTGATCAATCAGTGCCGACAGCAGGGAACCATATTCCCGACGGGCAATGCGGCTACCCTGCGGCGTCAGCAGAATGTCCCGCACCGACTGGCGCAGATGGTCAATATCAGTAATGGCTTTACCGCTGGTATTGTTCATCCCGCTATAAAGCGTCATACCGGGCCTCCAGTTGTGTCGCCGCCTTTCAGGACGCCAGTATGCTGATGCGCATCAACCACGATCCCGTTAGAACTCATCGCTCCGCCGCCCTGGGTAACGCCACCATTGATCACCACTTCGCTGTTAATGCGCGTGCGGTCAGCCTCCAGTACAAACTCATTGGTTTTCAGGGTGATGTTGTCAGCGGCCTCAATGACCATTGATTTGATGCCCCTGACATACCAGCGCCCGGTGGCGGGTTCGTATTCAAACCAGCCACCGTCAGGATGTTCTGTCACGCAGGCGTCCGCCGACGTCGACGGTGGTGCGAACTGATTCGAATAGACAGCGGGCAGCGCAAAGGCAGTCTCCAGATTGCCGCCCAGACTCAGCAGCACCACCTGCTCACCTTCCGATGGTCGCCACCATGTCCGGGCATTTCCGGCACGCAGCGTCAGCCAACTGATCCAGTTAGTTTCAAGCTCGCCTGTTTTCACCCGGCAAAGCCAGTTCTCCTTGTCCACTTCGGTGACTACCCCTGTGCGGATCAGGTTGGTGATAAGGCGCATGATTTCGGTTAATTGTGCGTTCATATGGATATAGTTAATTAAAAGAAAGCGGCTTTCCTTTAGTATTGTTTGTGTGATAAACAGTACAAAACGGATAGTGAGGCCATCATGAAGAAACAAACACACGAAGTTTTTGGTATTTCACCAACGATTCTTGCTGATTCATATGTAGACAGAGGAAATCTTGATAAGGAAATCAGTAGAAAATTACGCCGACCAATACATCTCGCCTTAAGAGGGGAATCCAAATGTGGTAAGTCATGGTTAAGACAAAAGAACATACCTAATGCTATTGTTGTACAATGCAGATTAAAGACAACCGTTTTAGATATATATATAGATATTCTATCTCAATTAGGTATAAGCCTTGTGCTAGAGAGAACCGAAAAAGATACAATTAAAGGCGTAATGGAGGGCTCTGCTGCAGGAGGCATTGGTCTTATAGCAAAACTAAAGGTTAAATTTGGACTTGAGACCTCTGAAGAGGAGGTAATAAAAAAAGGAAATGTTGGTCAAGATATTAATGATTTGAGATTTATTGCAGAAATAATTAACGAAGCAGGAAGAAAAGTAGTTATTGAAGATTTTCACTACTTAAACACTCGTGAACGACAAATATTTGCTTATGACTTAAAGGCGCTTTGGGATTATGGTTGTTTTTTCGTAATCATTGGTGTTTGGACAAAAACAAACCTACTAATTTATTTAAATTCTGACCTTGGTTCTCGCATAGAAGAAATTCCCATATCATGGTCTAGAGCCGATCTTGAACAAGTAATAATAAGTGGATCAGAAACTTTAAAAGTTAAGTTCTCAGATCATATAAAGAGATGCATCCTTGATGATTGCTATGGTAATGTTGGGATTTTACAACAACTAGCCTTAAACATTCTTGACGAGACAGGAATTGATGAGGAATGTACAACATTAACGATGTTAGATGATCAAGAAAAATTCGTTGATGCAGCCATGAAATATGCTGAACAATTAAATTCTCGATATCAAAAATTTGCTAAAGATATATCATCAGGAATACGTAAAAGAACAGAAACCACTGGCATTTATGCTCATGCCATGGCTGTAATAATGGACTCATCCGATAAAGAACTCATTCAAGGATTAGAGTTAGATACCATTTTTAAAATTGCGTCAAGAAGACAAAGTCGAATATTAAAAGGGAATCTGCGAACTGTACTTCAAAAAATTGAAGAGTTACAGGTTGATAGTGACGATAGAGGGTTAGTTCTTTCCTACAATGATGCAACTGATGAGGTCACTGCTATCGACAGAACCATTTTAATTTATCGAAAATATGTAACCATAAAATGGCCATGGGAGGATCTGATTAACGAAGCAAAGGACAGCTATGGTGAGCAGAGTAGAATTTTTACCAATTGACTCACATTAAACCGAACTGACAAAATTCTGATTACGGTTATCAAAGTCACCCCGCCAGCCATTGCAGAATCATGTCGCGGGTCATTGCCTCAACATCATCATTTACACCCAGCAGGCGGCGCTCTACGTAACGGACCTCCGGTCCTTTGCGACTGACGCGATCACGCAGGCCGTAATGGTGAACACGGGCAATACGCTGCACCTTGCCTTCAAACTGTACGCTGGCAGAATCGGCGCTGGCGGCAGTTTTCAGGTATTTTGTGGTGCGCAGCTTTGCAAACATCTGACGTTTGATGCGCCCCTTCTTGCTGCGTGCTGTTACCCTGCGCGGTTCATAACTGCTGCCATCTGGATTGCGCTGCATCCTGATATTCTGCTGCTGTGTCCGGCGCAGTTCCTGCGCCAGCTGGCGCATCATGCGGCTTCTCGTGGCTGGTTCCAGATTCGCCAGCAAGGCACTCAGCCAGTCGTCCACCTTCTGCAGTTCAGCCACGTTTCACCGTCCACATTTCTTCAGGTTCATCGGGTTCTGCTACAGCTTCAACGCTCGACACACTGCCGTCAGTGCTGACCAGCACACGTTCCGTCAGTTGCAGGTTAAGGCTGATATCACAGACATCGTTGCGCAAAATATCCACCTCAAAGGTGAATAGCTTTTCCCGTAACGCCGGGTTATTGATGGCATCGGGCTGGTTATCCCGAAGCCACAGCAAAACCGGGGCCATCAGCAGATTCTGGTCGCCGCTGAAATCCTCTATCACCACGTTCAGGGTATAGCGGTACTCCCATGACATGGAGCTGGCCCCCGTGGCAACCAGCGAACCGTTATCCACAAACAGATGCAGTTTGTCCGGGTTATTGCGGACATAAGGCACCGCTTTATTGAGGGCGTGGCGCAGGGATTGTGGTTTGTTCACTGTTTCGCTCCTGACACGCAATAATCATGTCCACTTTGTCTGCACAGACCGCCCAGGCGGCCTCCGTTTCATCCAGCAACGCGTCCAGATCACCGTTAGTGCGCGGCGTTGCCTGCTCCAGCCGACACGGCGTCACTCGCGGACAACCACTGACGGTAAGCTGCACCTCCGGTGAGTGTCGGACGTTCCCGCAGCCGGATAATGTCAGCAGGCAAAGGAGTATCAGCCCAGCGGCGTAGATCCTCGTTCTCACGTTTCAGTTCCTCGCTCCGGTGTTGTCGTTGTCTCAGCAGCGCGCTGGTCTGTTCTGCGTCGGCATAGAGCCGCGCCTGCTCCCGGTTATTGGTTTCAGTCAGAATGGACAGGCTGATAAGCTGGCTGTTGCTCTTTGCCAGTGCCTGGCTTTTGCTCCGAAGCTCGTCTGCCTGCGTGCTGATGGTCTGGCTGGCATCAGCCAGCCGCCACGTCTGCCAGCCCAGCGCCGCCAGTAATAACGCCAGCACAACCAGCAGCAACCGGTTCATACTGATACCTGTTGCGCCATCTGATTACGGGTCATCCAGAAGGCAATAACGGTCAGCAGATAAAAGACCAGGGTAATGGCCCACCCCGTCCAGGCGAGACTTACGATAATCAGCAATCGCATCACCCAGCTGATAAATACGTTTTCTTTTCGGGTAATGCTCTTCAGCAAAGATGCCCTCAACTCCTGCCAGAGCGGGCCGTTCTTAATTAACGCAGCCAGTGCTACCGGAATTACTGCCCATGTCAGCAGACAGGCTACCCAAACGCCGGATGCTGCCAGTACCGGAAAAATCCCCTGCGGATACACCATTGCGGCGATTAACAGCCCCATCCATAACATCAGAAACAGCCCGCTGATTAATTTCTTTTTCATTTCAGTTTGCTCCCTGTAAGCACCAGGCCATCTCCCGCGCACGGCGGTTATCCAGCCCCTGATTAAAAACACCTTTCACATAAACCCAGCGCGGCAACTGTCGGCACGCATCCGCCCAGCGCCGCTGATTGAGCAATTTCACCAGCGTGGAACTGCAGGCATTGCCCGTCCCCACGTTGAAGGCAAACGACACCGCAGCGTCATACACCTTCTGCGGCGGCTGTTGCTTCACACACCTTTCCAGCGCCCGCTCCACACGCAGCACGTTGGAGATCAGCCCTTCTGCTGCCTGTCGCTCCGTAATGGTTTTGCCGGGAATGACGCCCGACGTATTACCAATGCCGTCGGTCCAGACACCCGCGCTGCACTGATACGGCTGCAGACGACAACCTTCGTAATCGGCAATCAGTTTCAGCCCTTCCACGGAGGTGTGAAGCTGCTGAAAACCCGGCAGCGTGGCAGCAATAGCCAGCACGGTCCCGACAAGGCAGCGTTTAACGATTGATGGATTCATAGTCCTCCCGCGAGATCTGCCCGTCGCGCAGAAGCTGGTAGGCTTTATGTTTGTAGTACCAGTTAATAGCCAGCATCAGCACACCAATCATCAGGCCGCCCAGCGTTGAGGCATCCTTGATGGACAAATCGCCCAGCCAGGCCAGCACAACGGCGATGCAGTACGTGATAAAGGCGCTGATTCGCTCAAGCGTCATAATTCAGTCCCATAGCTGGACGGTCTGCACGGTGGTGGTGGTCGGAATGTCCGGCAGCTCCACCTGCAGCCCGTGAGGTAAAAAGGGGCCGTATTCGGCAAGCCCCGGATTTGCCTTCAGTACCTGCTCCGTGACACCCTGCGTGCGCCCGTAATGACGCCAGCAAAGCGCGTCCACCGTGTCATACTGATACGCCCGCACTTTCATCAGATAAGCTCCACTGTGCAGTGCGGCGCATCCTGCACCCGGCTGATGGCCCAGCGGGCGTCACGCCACAAATCACCGCTTGCTTCCGCCAGTTCCTCGCCCCGCTTCACACCGGATGCCGTGGCGTCATAGTCCTGATAACGCTCGTTGAGCATGGCGCGTGCCCAGCAGTAAACCGCGTTGAAATAGTGCTGAATGCGCTCACTTTTCCCGTCCAGCTGTTCCGCCGGAACCTCTGCCAGCGAGACATACCCCAGCATCTGCTGGCGTCTGCGAAACTCATACAGCTCTGCGTTGACCTCCGAAATTGCCGACAGCGCAACCTGCTTTAAACGCGGCTGCGTCACCGTGCCGTCAGTGCGCATCACACTGCGAAACTCCGACAGGTCCACATCAGGCCAGAACGGCGTATTTCTGATGATTTCCGCCTGTTCCGGTGCCTGTTCTGGCGCAACAAACTTCATGCTGCTTTCTCCTGAAATAGAGGGCGGTGGACGGGGTTTTGATGTGGCAGTGCCTTTCGCCACCCCGTGCCGCCCGTGCGCGGGGGCACGTTCTGTCAGCGGCTGTCATTGCGCAGTCTGCGCTCCAGCTGCTGTTTGTCTTTTTTCACGCCACAGCGGGGATCGAGCTGTAACGCATGGTTGAGATGATTAAGGGCGGACGCCGGATTGCTTTCACTCAGGACAGCGCCAATCGCTTTATGCAGACGCGCCCGTGACTGGTCCGGCATATCCAGACCGTCTGTCAGCTCCAGCGTCTGCAGCAACAGATCGGCATCAAAGCCGGTGGCGGCAAGCATTGCGCTCTGCGCTGCATCTGCCATTTCCTCTGCCAGCACGGTCTGCACGTTGCGGTTACCCAGCGGCATCACCCAGCCATGACGCAGGGCATGACGCCCGATCTCCAGCGCCCCGGCATAATCTCCGGCATCAATGCGCCACAGCATCACGTACATCAGCACGTCATCCTGTTGAGCGCCTCCGGCAGCCAGGACGCCCTCCGCCCAGGCGGCATATTTCGGCAGCAGCTCCACCTTTATTTCCGCTTTTTTCACCGTGGACTGAACGCCCTTGAGACGGCGGCGGTCTTCCGCCAGTTGCAGCAGCATCAGGTCATAGCCCGACGCGTGGCGAACACTGCCGCCCTCACGAGCGGCCTGTTCAGCCTGAACGCGCAGGCGATGCTGCCGTGCGGGACTCAGGCTCATGAATTACGCTCCGGTTTCTGCTGCGGCGGCGCTGAAGTCGCCAATCTGGATGTTTTCCACCAGTGCGGCGCAGCGGTAGTCCTCAACCACGTAGGCTTCGTTAACGGATTCAAAATTTTCAATCCGGTCACGTTTCGGGTTGTCGATAACTGAACGGCGGCGGGTGTCTTCCTGCCAGTAGATGGACAGGTTATCCAGACGGGTGATCAGCAGCGCATTCGGCGGGAAGAACGGCGCACGCACGGCCTGCAGACCGCCCATGCGTTTCTGACTGATAATCATATCGGCAGCCAGTTTTTCACTGTTTTCCTGCTCTTTGTTGACCAGCGGGAAATACTTGTCAGACAGCAGTTCACGACCGCAAATCACCACCAGATCGTCATCGTCCTGGTAGACCACGTCGATAAGCTCATTGACCGCATCCATCACCACAGCGTCCAGGTTGGCATATTCGCCACCTTTCCCGACTTTCACCGCACCCGGTGTGGTTTCGCCGCCCGTGGTGGTGCTGCCCATGACGTGATCCGGTGCATCCTCACGGATTTTCTGCAGCCAGCCTTTGTTCACATCCTGCAGCAGCGGGTTTTCACTACGGTTGGAGGTTTTCGCACGCTTCACGCCGTTAAAGCCGATCATGATGCGGTCCAGTGCCTGACGTTTCACGATGGCGTCACGGATACGCACCTGGAAATCCTGAAACTTCGCCCACAGGTCCAGCTTCGCGTAGGTCAGCACCGTGTCAAAGTTGGTCTGCTCGCATTTGTATTCCACATCGACCATCAGCGTCGGATCGACAGGCTCACGCTCTTTTGCGGTGGTATCAGTGGTTCCGGCAATGGTGCTGCCAACACCCAGCCCCAGCAACTGACCAGACTGCTCAGTCACTGGCGTGACGTTAATCAGCGTCAGGAATGCGGCGGATTGCTGGATCTGGTCTTCCAGCGTCTGCTGCACGGACGGCTCCACGGTGAACTTGCTGGACAGTTCTTCAACTGCCACACCGTTCAGACGCGCCAGCTGCTGCAGGTAAGCGTTAAAAGCAAAGCGGGTATTCTTCTTCATCAGGTTTTGTGCTCCATCAGCAATTGGTCAGAGTGTCAGCGGGGGCGTTACCGCCTGTTGCACGCTGGCGGTAGTCCTGGCGGCTGTCTTCATGGCTCAGCTTGTCCACCAGTTCGTTAAAGGCGGTCAGCTGTGCCTGCAGGGCAGTCTCCAGCTCAGACAGGCGTTCTTCCTGCTCAGACAGGGATTTTTCGGTGCGCGCACTCAGGTTCTGCTGCTCAGTGGCGACCAGTTCCACGGCCTTATGCACATCAGAGAACCGGGCGTCATCGGACTGCTCTTTTTTGGTGAACAGCGCCGTGACACGGGCAAACAGGGACGGTTTGTCCTCCTGGATTTCTTCCAGTTCGATCACCGTTTCCTCTGCAGCGGTAAAGAGATTGGCAGGATTCTGCTTGCGGTTTGCCAGCGGGTTATGGGCTGCACTGGCGCTGAATGTCAGCATTTCAGTGCCCAGACTGGCAGGGTCATCAGTGGCAGCCAGGCCGACCAGGTAGGCTTTGCCCGTATCAGCGAACTTCGGGCTGACTTCCATAGAGGTGAATAATTTCTGGCCTTTTTTCACCAGCTCCACCAGGGACTCCGTTGGCTCAACGTCGGCATACAGCGCCATCTTGCCTGCCAGCGGACCTTCCGTGATTTCTTCAGCAAACAGCGCCGTCACCTTGCCGTAGCGGTTAAAGGTGCTGTCCGGCAGATAAGACTTGATGTGCTCAAGGTTAATCAGCGCGGTATACACCGCCGGGTTGTAGCTGGCTGCCATCTGTTCCAGCCATTCACGCTGGATTTCGCGTCCATCGGTGGTGGCACCTTCCACCCCGATGCGAAAACGCTTTGCTTTCACTGTCATGAGCCGTGCTCCGTTAGAAAAAACTTACTGGAGCCTTATGGTTGCGGTGATGGAGGCAGTGAAACAATGCGCGGTATTTGTACCGACAACCACACAAACCGCAGGCGGGGAAAGCCTTCATTCAAGGCTGTAGGTTTGTGCCATGAACACCACACTGACACCCGCAGATCTCGATCCCCGTCGGCAGGCCATGCTGCTGTACTTTCAGGGATACCGCGTCGCCCGCATTGCTGAAATGCTGGGCGAGAAAGTTGCAACCGTTCACAGCTGGAAAAAACGCGACAAGTGGGGTGACTATGGGCCGCTGGATCAGATGCAGCTCACCACCGCCGCACGCTACTGTCAGCTCATTATGAAGGAGCACAAAGAAGGGAAAGATTTCAAAGAGATTGACCTGCTGGCGCGCCAGTCGGAGCGCCATGCGCGGATCGGCAAGTTTAACAATGGCGGCAACGAAGCCGACTTAAACCCTAACGTCGCCAACCGCAACAAAGGCCCGCGCCGTCAGCCGGAAAAGAACGTTTTCACCGATGAACAGATTGAGAAGCTGGAAGAAATCTTCCATTCCTCCATGTTCAACTACCAGCGCCACTGGTGGGAAGCCGGAAAAACCAACCGCATCCGCAACCTGCTGAAGTCACGCCAGATCGGCGCGACCTTCTATTTTGCCCGTGAAGCCCTGATTGACGCCCTGCTAACCGGGCGTAACCAGATTTTCCTTTCCGCCAGCAAGGCTCAGGCCCACGTCTTTAAGCAGTACATCATCGACTTCGCCAAAGAAGTGGAGGTGGAGCTGAAAGGCGATCCGATGGTGCTTCCTAACGGGGCCACACTGTACTTCCTCGGCACCAATGCCCGCACGGCCCAGAGTTACCACGGCAACCTGTATCTGGATGAATATTTCTGGATACCGAAATTCCAGGAGCTGCGCAAAGTGGCTTCCGGTATGGCTATTCACAAAAAATGGCGACAAACCTATTTTTCCACGCCATCCAGCCTGACACACAGTGCTTATCCGTTCTGGTCCGGTGCACTGTTCAACCGAGGGCGCAACAAAGCCGATAAGGTGGACATCGACCTGTCCCACAGCAATCTGGCCCCCGGCCTGCTGTGCGCAGACGGGCAGTACCGCCAGATAGTCACTGTGGAAGATGCGGTGCGCGGCGGCTGTAACCTGTTCGACCTCGACCAGTTGCGCATGGAGTACAGCCCGGACGAATACCAGAACCTGCTGATGTGTGAGTTCGTGGACGATCTCGCGTCTGTGTTCCCGCTCAGCGAGCTGCAGGCGTGCATGGTGGACAGTTGGGAAGTCTGGACCGACTTTCATGCACTGGCCCTGCGCCCGTTTGGCTGGCGCGAAGTGTGGATCGGATATGACCCGGCGAAAGGTACGCAGAACGGCGACAGCGCCGGATGCGTGGTGGTGGCGCCGCCAGCCGTGCCGGGCGGTAAGTTCCGCATTCTTGAGCGTCACCAGTGGCGCGGAATGGACTTCCGCGCCCAGGCTGACGCCATCAAAAAACTGACCGAACAGTACAACGTGACCTATATCGGTATCGACTCAACCGGCGTTGGTCACGGGGTTTACGAGAACGTGAAAGCGTTTTTTCCTGCCGTCCGGGAGTTTGTCTACAACCCCAACGTTAAAAACGCCTTGGTACTCAAGGCCTACGACATTATCAGCCACCGCCGTCTGGAGTTTGACGCCGGACACACCGACATAGCGCAGTCCTTTATGGCAATCCGTCGCGCCACCACCGCCAGTGGCAACCGCCCGACCTATGAAGCCAGCCGCAGCGAAGAAGCCAGCCACGCCGATCTGGCCTGGGCAACGATGCACGCACTGTTTAACGAACCGCTGCAGGGCGAATCCGCCAATACCAGCAATATTGTGGAGATTTTTTGATGGGAAAGAGTAAGAAGAACCGCGCTGCGGCGACGAAACAGATCCAGCTTAAAAGTCAAACTACAGCCGAAGCATTCAGCTTCGGCGATCCCGTTCCTGTTCTGGACCGCCGAGAACTGCTGGATTATGTGGAATGCGTACAGATGGACCGCTGGTATGAACCGCCCGTCAGCTTTGACGGACTGGCGCGCACCTTCCGCGCTGCCGTGCATCATAGTTCCCCGATTGCAGTAAAGTGCAACATTCTGACCAGCACCTACATCCCTCACCCGCTGCTCAGCCAGCAGGCTTTTTCGCGTTTTGTGCAGGACTATCTGGTATTTGGTAACGCCTACCTGGAGAAACGCACGAACCGCTTCGGTGAAGTTATCGCCCTTGAACCTGCCCTGGCAAAATACACCCGACGCGGGTTAGACCTGGATACCTACTGGTTTGTGCAATACGGTATGACCACGCAGCCATATCAGTTCACGAAAGGCAGCATCTTTCATCTGATGGAACCGGACATCAACCAGGAGATCTACGGCCTGCCCGGTTATCTTTCTGCTATTCCATCCGCCCTGCTCAACGAGTCTGCCACGCTGTTCCGCCGCAAGTATTACATTAACGGCAGTCATGCAGGCTTCATCATGTATATGACCGATGCCGCGCAGAACCAGGAGGATGTGAACAACCTCCGCAACGCGATGAAAAGCGCCAAAGGTCCAGGCAACTTCCGCAACCTGTTTATGTACTCGCCTAACGGCAAAAAGGACGGGCTTCAGATTATCCCGTTGTCAGAGGTCGCAGCGAAGGATGAGTTTTTGAATATCAAGAACGTGAGCCGGGATGACATGATGGCGGCGCATCGTGTGCCACCGCAAATGATGGGGATTATGCCTAATAATGTCGGGGGGTTTGGGGATGTGGAGAAGGCCAGCCGCGTCTTTGTGCGAAATGAGCTAACACCACTGCAAAAGCATATACAAGAAGTAAATAAATGGCTTGGTAAAGTTATTATAAAATTCGAATCATATAGCTTTCCCACACAATAAAACAAAGGCCGTTCATATATGAACGGCCTTTGTTATCTATACCAAAGTTTTTTTAATCGCTCTCAATGTTGTCATTAAATTTTCGCCATACGGTGTTAAAGTCCAATAAGTACCTTTATCTTTAACACTTCTACTCTTTTCACTTTTAATAATTAACCCAAGCGCCCTAAACTGCACTTTTATTGTTTGAAAATCAGAATTAGATACTTTTAAAGATAATAAATTCATATCTTTAAAATCCTCATAGATGATATCTTGAACTGCATTTCGCACACAGTTATTTAAAGCACTATATAGCTTATCATCCACTATCTCATCTATCATCAAAGGCGAAACATATGAAAAAATATCGTTCCAGCTTAATTTGACCTTATCGGTATATTCTTCACCATTATGTCTCCATTCTGTAGGCGACACACAGAATTCATAATCCAATTCAAAAAGCTCATCTCCTTGAGATAGTTTTTCTGCACCTGCAGGCGCTTCAGTCATACTTGATACAAGTTGACTTTCAAGCTCCTCAATTCGCCTTTTTAATTTCAATATTTCCTTTGCATCACCATCATTAGTTACTAAATTTCCTTTAACCCACCCAATTGCAGGACATTCTTTAATTAGTCTAATCAAACTTCTGCTAACCTGGCTACCTAATTCTGCAGGAGACTCCCAAAAACGACATAATTTTGTTTTAACTAGCTCTTCGAAAGCCTTTAGTTTTTCTACGCCTTCAGGGTTTGACTCACAACGTTTTGCGGGGAGGTTACTTTTATCTTTATGAATAAAACCTATAACTGGCTTACCAGTTTCCAAAGCATAACGATACTCCATTTCTGTATAGCTTATTCCATCAGGACCAATTGAACCATAACGCCCTGCCAAGATAACAATATAATAATCACTATCGTCAATTATTTTTTTTATTAAACTCCACTGATCACTATTTGTTGCTGGAAATAATTCCATTCCTGCTGGCATACAATCAAGCTCCAGCAGTGCTTGCATTACTTCCTGTCTTTCTTCTTCAAGATCAGCAAAAGTTGAACTAACAAAAACCTGATATCTTTTATCCATTTGATGATTTCCACTGCACGTATAGATCTTTCAGGCGATTATATATACTTTTCTGAAAACTGTCAGTGAGCGCGCGCTCGTATCCCCGCCACGCCTGCCCGCTTTATGTAGTGGTTTTCATGCAGGTGCATGACATAAGCAAAAGCCCGCCAGTTCTGGCGGGCCTCAGCAAAAACGATCCTAAAACGATCATGCGGATTCATGCAGCATAGACATGCAAAGCTTGTTAGAACGGTGATTCCCATGTTAAAAGAGGCTTACTCTTGTTGAGGTTAAACATCCACAGTAACTCCTGCCAATACGAACACTTTATTCATCATAGTGTTCTAATTTCGCTTTTGCTAAACGTCCATGTAAGTGATTAACAAAATGTAAATTACTCAAAATCAGGCTCATAACGCATTTTAATTGCATCCAGCTAATAAAGTAAATGAAGAAAATACCAATGTATTTAAACAAGTCTTTATTAGCTTGATAAACAGGTAATGCATAAAACACTGCCTTAACCAAAAAGAAAATTAGAATCCCAGCCATAACACAAGCAGATGTGATTATTGTATAAACTAATTTCTCTATTCTTGGTGAGTCATGCTCATTTTTTATATAACTTACATCATCCTTAACAATACTATTCATTGCATTCGGATATAAAAAACCGACCCATAAACCGACAATAGTGAATATAGATGCTGAAATATTTATAAGCGCACCTAAAATATCTTTTGCATCATTATAGGAAAAACTTTTGAACGAAAAATAGCTTATAACGCAGCACAAAACAACAGCAACAAAATTAATCGCCTGCTGTTTTGCAACTGTTATTATCAAACCTTCCGTTTCTGTCATATCAACCTTCCGCTATCTTTTTTGTGGATGCAGCTTCAGATTCTTTAATGGATGCTTCCTCAGCATATTTTACTTCACTAATCAAATCATCACGAATTTTGTTTATTTCATCCAGTAAAAAACGCGCTGAATAATGCTCAAACCCATCCGAATCTTGAAGAGGAAGTTTAGTCCTGGCTACATAGCTACTGAGCCAAACCGGATTAGCACGATCAGCCAGTAAAAAACCCACATCCCATTCAGACTCTTCACCTCTCATTGAGAAGAGATTTCGAAGCTCATCCGATGATGGTGCACCGTCAATTTTAACTTCAATTTTACGAGGCCGCTCCAAAACAGGAGGTGCCCCAATAAGCTTATTACGCTTTTCTTCACCCACCAGAGATGCTAAAGCTACACTTGTTAGCTTCAACAATGGTTGCCTTGTGTCATTTTGGTTTATTACCGTTGTATCCTTTATCAATGTGTGTGTAATTTTATGCCTTAACCTTTCAAAGTTTTCCTCAGCGGCTTTAAGTTTTGTTTCTTCCAATACAAACTTGAAGATACAGTTTATCTCATTTTTGCCATCTTTATATTGAAACTTAGTATTGTAGACATCCACACAACGACCAGGGGTCTTAGCTGATTCAAATGTACGCTTAGATTTCGTTCTTTTACCTAACTTACTATTATTATTTACATGCTGAATGAAGTATTGTGCGAAGAGATAAGTATCAGCGAAAGAATGGGGGAATCTGATTGATGCTATTTTATTCAACTCAGGAATAATCCAGTAATAGCAGGGTTCACCCCAAATTATTTTATCCTCACCATGTTCTCTTCCCGCCCTAATGGTTCCTTTACTATCACCACTTACTTTTGAACCGACCTTAATACCATGTATTCCGTTACCGTTCCCCACTTCACGGTATAAAACAATTACTGCATCTTTAGTCTGGCTGTCCCTCACAAGGCCTCGACTGTAAACTCGTGTTCGCAGAGGTTGTTCTTCTTTATTCCATGGGAGAGTCTGCTCAAAATTTTTATCCTTGAGCCACCCTTCTAAATCGTCCAAAACCCCCATAAGATCGCCGAATTTATAATCAAGCTCTTCGGGTTTATTCTTTAAACGATAAAACCCACAAGCAGTAATATCAAAGAAGGTGATTGAGCCGTTGTCCACTAAAACTCCTTTTTGCCAAAGCAACACACGATACATTTTTCACGTATACCATCAGAATCGTCCCTGAACTTCAAGTTACTTATGATAATCAAGAAAGCTGTCGAATGTTGTTGCATAGGCCAAAGTTTCAGGGGAACAAGGCATTCTTAAATCACTTTTCACTACCCGTTTCTAACGCCTCACGCGGCTCGTTGTTCAACCTTGCGGACGATAAAAACCAGTTTTATCGTCCGCAACGTTCGCTAGTGTAACCAGCTGTCGTCCTCCCAGACCTTCTGCATAATTTTCATCACTTGTTTTCTTTCTTCGTCCAGTTGCAGTCCGGTCAGTTCCACACCGTTAGAGCTACCTTTGCGGATACGAATTACCGTTTTGGGATACAGGGGGCGCAGATTGCGGTAAAGCTCGGACTCAAGGGCGTCCAGTGTAGACTGGCTAATCTTCTGCTCTTTATCGATCATTATTTCAATGCGCATAAAAGTCACCTCAGCTGATGACATCCATTGAGCGGTTGTATTCATGGGTTCTGATTTTTGCCATGAGTTCATCTGTCAGTTCAGAAACCCACTGCAGGGCCAGCCCCTTCTCTTCATCACTACACTCACTAGCCGCTACAAGCTTAAGAAAAAAATCAATGCGCTGGAGCTTCAAAGACTCCAAAAAATAGTCCTGCATCTTTCCTCCTATGACACCAAAGCAATACTGTATACATAACCACTGTTTATATTTACAGTATATAATAATCTTACTGATGTAAAACGTTTTTTTACGTTCATCAGCCTGATATGCCTGGTATTATTAAGAGCACGAATTGTTAACCCGCGTAATTAATACAGATCCCGCCACTTATCATCTTCCTGCAAACGCTGGTTCCGATAGAAGATACGCAGGCCTGCTCCTGACGGAATACTGCCACCGCGAAGGAGTAAATCGACCTCTTTCTCGCTGCCATCAAATCCTCTGGACTTCAGTTCATAGACGAGCTGCTGTCGCTGATGATCTGTAATTCGCTGTTTGTAGTCTCTACGCCGTTTCGGTTTCACCAGGCGTAACCTTGCAGCCAGTTCCCGGCGCTCTTTTTTGTTCATACTGTGCAGGTAATCGTGCAATTCCTTGTCATCCATGCGGGTGATATCCGTTCTGGTATCCCCATCAGCTGATTTGTCTTTCCCTTGTTGGTACAAATTTTCAGCAAGGGGACAGTTATTGCCACGAGTCCAAGGGGCGCAAGCGCCCTGGTCGGCTGCCGCCTCCTGAACGTCAACGGCTTTACGAACCATTTTCCACTTCACTGCATGAGTGCAGATCTTGCCCTCTGCAATGGGTGACCAGATGCCATAAATACGAATGCCGTGATCGCCATAGGCGGTCGGCTCTTCGTTGATTTCATAAGCGGTTCTGATGAGGTGATATTTACGGGGAACCAGTACGCCGCCCTGCTTCATGATGTAGGTGGCAAAACAACCAGCATCAGCAGCAGCCAGAATGGCATCAAGACGCGGGTTATCCAGTACCGGCGCACCTGCTTTTTTGTCACCCTGTTGCCTTGCCGCCTGACCAGCCAGCAAGCGAAGTTCACGGTAAGCCTGACGCCCCGGAATACCAAAGAAGCGGAATTGCTGAACACGATGCAGAGACGCCCAGGCATTCACGTATTCAGCGTTATCACGCAGAGATTTACCCGTTTCCTTGCTGATCTCGCCAGCCAGACCACGACCGTCAATGTTCTTACTGATATATTTCGCGATGTAGCTTGTCGGCGTTCCTTTGCGCGGGTTAATCAACTCAGACTTAAAGCGCGGCCCAGTGTTATTGCCCAGCTCCTCGCGGTCTTCACGGATGGCAAACTTACGCAGTAATGCAGTGATGGCACGGCGGTCTTTTTTGCGCATGAAACACAACAGGTGCCAGTGAACTGTGCCATCATGATGCGGCTCAGCCACCCGCACGCCATACCAGCGCAACCCGGCTTTGTGCATCGCCTTACGAAATGCAGCAAACATGCCGACCAGATAATCGCTGCTTTGTCTTACCGTCGCGTTTGTCCAGGTCGGGTTTGGTCTGCCGTTATTTAGCGTGGAATGGAAACGCGACGGACAGGTGATAGTGTAGAAAACGGCGCAGTCACCGCGCATTTCCGCGATAAGCTCCAGACCTTTAACACAGGCCATCATCTCATTGCGGCGATGCGCAGGGTTGCTGCTGCTGGCGTTTACCACATCCTCCATGTCCAGCGTGTCGCCGTCTTCGTTCACCAGTTCATGAGAACGGAAAAACTCCAGCGACTTACGGCGCTGCTCACGTTTATGCATCACGGCTTCATAGCTGACATAAGGAGATGCTTTTTTGCTGACCAGGCAAACAGCGCGCAACTGCTCTTCCCGCCATTCGCAACGCATCTTCCATAATTTCCGATACCACCAGTCGGCGCACAACATACGCGCCAGCGAACCCGGAATGAGTTCATAGGGCACGGGTTTACGGCGGTTTCTTTTCCGACGGAGTTGCTCAAACGCAGGTGGGATGACATCCAGACGCAGGGTTTCCGCTGCCACCTTTTCCCATGTCTTGCGGATTTCTTCTGGCTTAACGTCATCGGTGGCATACAAATCACCACAAGCTGCATCAAGGCACATACTCATATGCGCAGCTACCAGGGTGGACAGGCGTTTCACCTGATCCTGACTCATTTCAGGCAGGATCAGCAGGCCGTCCAGCCCTTCATGGCTTGCCATAAAGCGAAAAGATGCAGATAGCTGACTGTCGCGTACATGCTCCAGTCGTTCCAGACATGGCTTAATCGTCTCACGTAAATAGCGGGAATAAGCCTTTGGCCTGCCCAGGCTGCTGAAGTATTCAATACGTTGCATCAGCGGCTTGCTGATATGGGAAGGCTGGGCGTTGACGTCCGCCAGAATGACCATGTCTGAATTAAAACGCTGCTGCTCATGCGCCAGCTTTGCCCGGCTAATGAGCTTATCCTGCTCCATTTCGCGCTGGACAGGATCACGTGATTCATTAAAGAAATAACGCTCCCAGACCTGATCACTCAGTGCCTCGCGGCGCAACTGTTCCTGCTCGTTATCGGCAGCGTACAGAGTGATCAGGTTTGAAAGCGTAGAAACCGGCGCAACTTCCGCCGGGTCCAGATAAGGGTTAATGGCCTTTTTCGGGCTGTTCCATGAGAATGCTGCGGCAGCCTCGTTAAAGCCGCAGCAGTTGTTCATATCGGCATGACTCATGCACGTACTCCGTACACGGCAGAACTATCCACGCCACGCGAATAATCAAATCCCATCCAGCAGCGCGGCCCGGAAACAGCAATGATTTCTGTTGCTGATTTACCCTCGCCAGCTGCCACACCGATGCTGCGTTTTACCTTGATATAGTGGTGAGTAAAATTGCGATACAGCGAACGGATCAGGGATGTGTCACTGTTAGAAACAATGACCGGATGTCCTTCTGATGACCGATGTTCAAGAACGGATGCCAGGTGATACTGGTCATCTTCAGTGAAACCATCAGTATGATAACCGGAAAACGTACCGTCATATGGCGGATCGCAATACACCACATCTCCCGCCTTCAACATCGTCAGCGTTTCATCAAAGCTGGCGCAGATAAACGTTGCTCGCTGGGCTTTTTCTGCAAATGTGCGAAGTTCTTTTTCAGGGAAATACGGATTTTTATAATTACCGTAGGGAATGTTGAAATGTCCGCTCTTGTTATAGCGACATAAACCACGGTAACCGTGACGATTGAGATACAGGAAATATACCGCTTTCATGAAATCAGTAATTTCAGTTGAGCAGTTAAACTCCTGCCTTATGTTGTAATAAGCCACCTCCCTGTTTGCGATCTCAAATAAAACTCTGGCGCGAGATATAAACGATTCACAATCAGCGGCAACCTTTTTATAGAGGTTGATTAAATCAGGATTAATATCCGCAACCAGATAGCTGGGATAATTCGTTTCCATCATCACAGCACAGGAACCCGCGAAAGGTTCAACCAGTCGCGGGCCAGCAGGAAGGTATTTTTTCAGTTCTGGCATAATGGCGGTTTTATTTCCCGCCCATTTCAGGATGGTGCTCATACAGCACCTCCGTTGTAATGTTTGCCTTTCAGTTCTGCGATTTCCTGACAGGTAATGCAAAGCTGCACTCCCGGAATGGCGCGGCGTCGTGCTGGCGGAATTGGCGCTTCACATTCAATGCAAAGTACGCGTGACACGCCCGGTGATTTGGCACGGGCTGCACGGATATGGCGCTGGCGTTCTTCTTCAACGCGCTGCTGTACGAGATCCATTGCATCAGCCATTAGTGGATCTCCTGCGCTTCGTTCTGGATTGCTTCAGCAGTCACGCGCAGCAGTTCTGCCGCTTCCACGTGGTTTAGCTGGCGGGATGAGATATAACACGCCAGGCTATCAAGGCGAGCAGCCATTGCTTCAGCCCTTGCCCGGCGTTCTTCCAGACGAGCCTCTGTCAGTAAAATATTAAGCCCTGCGTCATCCGGTCCGGTTTTAGTCGTGAGGGTTTCAATATTACGCATAATCAATTCTCCTGAATTTAGATAAAGGGATGCCCGGCGGGTTTACGCCATTAATTTCATTAGTTGGTTAATTCGGCATGGTTAGCCGTCTGGGAAATAAGCTCACCACTGCACGAAAATGATTCATTGCTTTAATCAACTCCCGCTTTTCGTCAGTGGTCAGCTCATTAATGCTGATGCTATGACGTTCAGCTGGAATTTTTGCCATAAAGAATATGGCAGCCAGTGCCCTTTTATTTTGTTCATTATTGATATCCCATGGATCACGCATATCTTTAATAAACCGCTCAAGCTCTGACTCAATATTCAGGCCAAAAACTTTCGCCCTTAACTCCGCAATGTGATTAAGTCCATTCAGGCGTTCACCGGGGCTTAATGGAACAGTTGCTGCAGTGCCTTCAATAGCCATTTGTTCCCCCGTTTTTTCGTAGATAGTTCTGCCAGCAATTCATCTTGTGAACGGCACGGATGCCAGCGTTTACCATCCTCCCCCATGATCCAGCCGTGACCGTAATGCATTGCCGGGCTTTGTTTAACCAACAGCGATGCAAATGATGGTTCTTTCGTCAGCATAAGCACCTCACAGCAAACCAAATGAAGCACCGAGGCCAGTCACGGTATCAACTGCACTCGCCATCGCAGGATTAGCCTGTAAACGGGCCTGCAATGAAACAGCCGCCAGCGCCATCAGTCGTGTTACAGAGTTAATGCTGCTGATAGCATCACGACGACCGGCACAGGTTTTTACATCGCCAGACACCGCACCTGCAGCAACACGCCCGATCTCTGCGGTTGCACTCATGACGTAATGTGGCAGTTTCTCTTTTGCCACCTCATTAATCGGTACACATGGCAGACAATGAATCTGTGCCAGAAAACCATCTACCAGCGTTGAATCTTCAGTCAGATCGGTAAGCAGCCAGATTTCTGGTGCGGTTAATAAATGAGGCTGAGCTGGGTTCAGCTTGTTCCGCAGAATCTGCACATTCATGCCTGCACGTTCTGCCAGTTGCACCAGATTGTGGCGCAGTGCAAATGCACGACAGGCTTCATCAAAATGTGGATGTTTGGAAACTTGGTAATCAAACATGGTCAATGCCTCTGATGTATTTCAGAATCGAACTAATTAAGGTTTAGATTGCATTCTGAAAGCGCATCAACGGTCATTGCTGCTATGTTGATCATCACTTTTTCGCGTTTTTTATCTTTGCGCAGACGGTGACGGATAAGGCGTCCATCAGCCAACATATCATTGATGGTATCGATGGATAGCCCTGTCAGCTCGCTATAGCGTTCAATAGTCACATGAGGCGTGGTAAGAGTGATTGAAATGTTAGGTCTCATGATGCAACATTCCTCGTTTAATGATGATTAATCAGGACGAATACGGATCGTTTGTATTTTGTGAACACCATAAACATACGATCGCACAGTGAAATCGTCAAGATAAAAGTTCACTTGGAGTGACCATGAATTTGGAGAAAGGCGGACGAGGCGCCATAGAGCGCATGGTAGAAGCTTATGGATTCAAGACTCGACAGGCGTTGTGCGATCATTTAGGAATCTCTAAAAGTACACTCGCCACACGCTACATGCGTGACTCATTCCCAGCAGAATGGGTAATCCAGTGCGCCCTTGAAACAGGCACCTCGCTTAATTGGCTCACAACCGGGCATGGTTCAAAGCAAACTTCAGGTAATACAAATACTATGGAAGTTGCTAAATATGTATTATCTGATGGGGCCTTGTGTGAAGACGGTTTTTATATTTTCGATAGAGAATTTCTACCGTCGGCATTCAAGAATCTTTTTGTAATCACAGATAATAATTCTGAATTTATTTGTGATAAGGAATTTGATGATATACGTGATGGTAAATGGGTAATAAGTATTGATGGCGAAATAACGATCCGTGACATTACTCGTTTACCCGGTGGAAGAATCTTCGTCGAGGGTGGAAACAGAGCCTTCGAATGTAAGATAGAAGACATTGAAATAATTGGTAAAATTATAAGTTTAACAGTCAAGTATGTTAAATAGTACCGGGAGGAAATTATGCTTGGTAAGGTATTTTTTGTGGTTTTGTCATGTTCTTTGTTATTAAACCCACTAGCTACCTATGCTAGAAATTATCCCTGCTCAGGGAAAAAGGGAGGTGTTTCTCACTGTACCTCTGATGGCAAATTCGTTTGCAATGATGGAACTATTAGTAAATCCAAAAAAATCTGTACTAAAAACTCACGATAACTTTTGCTTTTATATCTGCGCCTAAAATAAAAATGAGCCACAGGTTAACCGCAAAAGTTACATGATCACATAGCAAAAAGAATAGCCTACTTCATTATGGCTTCAGTGAGATGTATGGTCGCAGGATTTCATACATTGACACTGGTTATACATACAGTAAAAATGCTCTCTATTGGAGGGCATTTTTTATGGCTGTACGAAAACTCACCACAGGAAAATGGCTTTGCGAATGTTACCCCGCCGGACGTAGTGGGCGTCGTGTGCGTAAACAATTCGCCACCAAAGGCGAAGCACTGGCTTTTGAGCGTCACACGATGGAAGAAACCGAAGCAAAGCCCTGGCTAGGTGAATCAGTGGATCGTCGAACACTGAAAGACGTGGTTGAGCTATGGTTCAAACTACATGGTAAATCACTGACTGCTGGGCAGCATGTCTATGACAAATTGCTGCTGATGGTTGACGCTCTGGGCAATCCCCTTGCAACTGATCTCACCTCTAAAATGTTTGCCCACTATCGAGATAAACGCCTGACAGGTGAGATCTACTTCAGCGAGAAATGGAAGAAAGGAGCAAGCCCGGTCACCATTAACCTGGAGCAAAGCTATCTAAGTAGTGTTTTTAGCGAACTATCCCGCCTGGGCGAATGGTCGTATCCGAACCCACTGGAGAACATGCGAAAATTCACCATCGCAGAAAAAGAGATGGCATGGCTTACCCATGAGCAGATTGTTGAATTACTGGCTGATTGCAAACGTCAGGACCCAATTCTGGCACTGGTAGTTAAGATATGCTTAAGCACAGGCGCACGCTGGCGAGAAGCCGTAAATCTTACTCGTTCACAGGTGACCAAATACCGAATTACCTTTGTAAGAACGAAGGGGAAGAAAAACAGAAGCATCCCTATCAGTAAAGAGCTTTACGAAGAGATCATGGCGCTTGATGGGTTCAATTTCTTCACAGACTGCTATTTTCAATTTTTATCCGTGATGGAAAAAACGTCTATCGTGCTCCCTCGCGGTCAACTCACACACGTTCTGCGCCATACGTTTGCGGCGCACTTCATGATGTCGGGTGGAAACATTCTGGCCTTACAAAAAATTCTCGGACACCACGATATAAAAATGACTATGCGTTACGCACATCTGGCACCGGATCATCTGGAAACGGCGCTCCGTTTCAATCCTCTGGCAACGCTGCCAAGTGGCGACAAAGTGGCGGCAGCGGTTGGCATTACCCCGTAA